CAACTGCAATTCAGCCACCTCCGCTTTTCTTTTGGAAACTTCAACCAATAACTCTCGCTCAGCATCTCTCAACTTCTGCATTCGCTTTTCAAGTCCTGCTGCTGCTTGGCTTTCCTTGACTATTTCTTCCGTAATGCCTGAGAAAGCTCCTTTTGCTTGCTCTGCTGCTTTTGTAAATTCACCAGAGAATACCATTGTCAATGCTTCTCCGAGTTGGCTCATCCTATCAGTAAGAACAGAAACGGTTGCACCAATAGCAGACAATCCTTGAGCCAATAGTTCTGATCCTCTTTTGGTCTGGGTTAAGAACGTAACCATTGAGCCAAGAACGACAACAAACGCACCTATTCCTGTTGCTATCAATGCCACCTTTAGAATCTGCATCGCACCAGAAAGACCTCCCGTTGCTGCTGCTGATGCCACAACACCTTCTTTGTAGGTATTCAATTGTGATGCTAGTCCTCCAAGATTGACTCCCATTACATTGATCTGTCCTGCAACACCTTTCAATGCCTCCTCGTAATTACCTACATTCCGTCTATTGTCTCCAACCGCTTTTTCGTTCTCCTTCAGCTTGTCAGAAATGCCTTTGATAGTGGCTTGCATCTGCTTACCGGTTGCGCTGTTCTCTCGCTGTTCCTTGCTCAGACCATTATACTCTTTTGTGAGGAGAGAAAGTCTTGCTCTTAGTTGTTCGTTTGAACCTTTGGCAGCTTCAACGACTGTTTTGTTGTTGGCATATTCCTTGTTCGATTGAGATAGAGATTTGGAGACCTCTGTCATTTGAATCTTTAGAGCTGCTTGACGTTTAGCGTTCTCTGTTGCATCAATCGCACCGTCTTTGTAAAGTTTGTTCGCCTCTTTTTGTTGCGCCTTTAGGTCGTTCAACGCTTGAGTATATGCTGCTGACTGCTTCTGAGCCTCTGCCATTGCAGCAGATGCAGCTCGAATGTCCTCTGCTTTGATGTCAATGTCAACTACAATTGTTTTTTCTGCCATTACGGTAATCTAACGAGTTCAACTTCTGTTGAGTCCACTTGGTTTGTTTTGAATTGGTCGATGTATGAGAGATAGAACAAGCATCCGAATTGACTCAAGTATTTCGGTCTCGTGAAATCTGCACCATGAATATCAAGAGCAGATAGTCTCATCAAGCATCTGACCATCTGAGGGGATTGAATGATTGCTGATAATGTGTTCCAATAAGTAGAGACAAGTGAACTCCATGTAATGTCCTCAAAATAAACCTCACTTGATGAAGTTACGGTAGCTGCCCCAATCAATTGAATTGGTCTTGGACTATCTGTAACAACCTTATGAACTCCGATTCTTGGCTTTCGATTGTTCAACTCATAGTACTGACCAATATTGATTGCCCTTCCTGTTGTAGCTTGTGGAGTTCCTGTGCATCCTGGAAGTATTGTTACCGTGTTGCTCGTTGGTTTATCTATGACCTTGACAATCTGACCGTTGATGGTTGTTCCGTTGATAACTTGGCTACCATCGCAATCCGCAAATAGTAATTCGTCATCAACGGCAAAGTCTGTATCAGTTGCAAAAGTGACTGTTGTCAGGTTGATCCCCGTTATAACCTCCTCTCTTGATTCTGATGTGTTCAAATCAATGAACGCCTTTGTCATTGTGTCCTGCATAGTGAACACCCGATTGCACAAACTGAAAGGTGCTTTATAAATCGTGAACTGCCCCTCTGGATTGAGACTGTTTACAATCGTATGCTGACCAAGTTCCTTTGATTCGGTCAATGAAGAGTCTCCTGTGTCTATCTCATATTCAAGAACATTATTCCTCTTGTAATCTCCATAGTTCGGAATGATGGTTGCATCTTCTGATAGGTCAATTTTCTCGCTCCAATCTTGAGGAGAATTGGTCGGAACGTCATCGAAATAAACAAAGTCAACCGTACTGTTAACCATGTCAGGAATGATAATCAACGAGAAAGCATTGACCACGTACTTGATCACATCTAACTGCTTGAGCTTTGCAGGAACATTCTTAGAGAAGTTCCATTCAGATCCACGAATGTAGACATCTGTCACCTCGTTAATTATCACAGCAGAGTTAATCGTAACTCCAACGAATGTTGAATCTACCTCAATCGTTTGAAACAACTCTGTGATTGTTCTTGCGCTTATCGTTGCTGTGAAAGTTCCGTTACCTTCCGCGTCAGAATGTGCATAGTTGACGTATGATTCCAAAACTCCAACATTGACAAATCCAAATGCAAGAACGCTTGTCGTGTTTATCCAATTGGTTACAGTAAACTCAATAACTGCCGTAAACGTTTGGTCAACAGGCTCGTTTGGAGTGTATCCGGCTAATGGAGTTGAGTTGTCCCACGCTCCCAAAGTGATTTGGTTGTCATTGTCAAAGAAACCACCTGTCGAATCGTTGTCAATACCTGCGTACCATGTTGCAGCACCCGTAACCACATCAATAGTATGTGCAGGAACATGAACTCGGAATCCTTTCTTCGTCACCCATGCAGATGAATGTAGCATTTCATCGTTGCTGAACGGCATTACCAACTGCTGATACAACGTGACAGAATCAAGTACGTTATTCAATGTCAATCCTGCCTCAGAGAAAGACCTGTCAATGATTGTCTTGATAAATACGGAAGGAAACAGCATCAAGTGAGATATTGAGCCATTCAAGTTCTTTACCATTCCATAGTCAATATCAGGATACACGTAGTGGCTTGTGTAATCGTTGAACCTAGCTGCAACAACATTTGCTAAATTCTGAATATGGTCTAAATCTGAAAGGTCTATTTCATCAACAGTTTTCCCGACCATCAAATCAATCCAATCAGAGTTTCCCCCTTTGACAACTACCTCAAGCTCATCAGATACAGATTGAAGTTGCGCGAAACCATATACAACTTGAACACCGTCTGATTCAATCCATGCAGTAAGCCTCTGAAATCGTTTGGTATCTGTCGCATTAAGTTGGTCAGGATAACCGAAGATCTCTAGGTTCGTTGGTGTCTTTGGAAGTCTGAAAGTGTTTGAATAGTAACCTTGACGAGATTGTATGTCGGTCAATCGATTGACACCATATGACAAAGCGATAACCTCCTCTTTTGAGAGTTGGCATTCCTTGTAATCTATGACCAGACGAACATTCATCTACTGCGTTTGAATTATGTCCTCAACAGCATATCGGAACTCTACATCATACTGAAGATAGGCATCTCCACTCTTCGGTCTTTTGAAGTCTTTTGATGTAAGTATGATAGGATCAAAGCCATTGTCGGCTGTCCATAGATAGGCTTGAATTGATTTGAACAGGTCTCCAATGTAATCAGCGTGAGCAGTTGTAATCTTGCCCGTTGTGATCATCACTCCTTGATGTATTTCGTCCTTTCGCTGAAAGCGTTTCTCATTGTCTGAGTTGATAAATGTGGAATCAGTTCCTTTGTCTTGGAACGTCTGCTGCTTGCCAACGAACAAGTATGACTCCCACCCACCAGATGGATCAAACCAAACGATGTTCGCAGTATAGCATCCGTCAACATTCCATACGCTTTGAGTGAACGCTTGAACATTGATTGAAATCACTCCAACGTCAACCAATGCTCCCGCAAGCGTGTACTTCTGAACACCGAAACTGAAAGCTCCTGCCGTTCCTTGTGGTGGATTAAACGTGAATGTTGGATACTGTTCTGTTGAGCCTGAGTAAAATGGGTCAGATGTAAACCATGCCGGAATTGTTCCAACAAATACATAGTAATGCAGACCGTCCCACTCTTCAACGGAATCGGATACGAATCCCATGTCCCACGTATGATATGTTCTTGATATACTCATGTTATCCGACTACAAATGTTGAACCGATTGCATCAAATCCAAGACCTCCAAAGTTTGCAGATCCATTCATTCCAATGATGTTGATGATATGCGCTCCTCTTGGGTCGGTATTTGGTCTGATCATAGAATAAAGACATTGATTGTCCTTAAAATGTATCGGTGTCCGAGCGTTGAGAATAGCGTAATTTGAGTTGAGGTTGTTCAATACCTGATCTTCAAACGTGCCATTGAGCGCGTATCTTTTTGTGTAGGTAGTTGCACCAATCTTCAATAAGAACGGAGTTGACATTGCGAAGTCTGGGCCAATTACAGGAGGTGTGATCTTCTTGAATAAGCCCTTTAAAAACCCTGCCACGTTTATCTCTGCGTATGGCTCAAGAGCAGGAACACCAATGATGTCTGCAATCTTTCGCTCTGGATTGTTTGCGTAATATGGATGAGTTGCGTCATAACCTGCCCAAAGTTCAACGGATACATTGCTCAAAGGATAAACAGCTCCAATCGTGTTGATGATGTATGCTGTATTCAGAATGATGTAATTCGCACCGATTGCTGTGATTGACCAATTTCCCGCATAATGTCCAGATGATATTCTGACCCGTTGATTGAGGCTGAAATTACCAATGTCAGCAGGAGAGATTGCCATTCTCGCAAAGCCTCCTGAGTCAATTACTCCTGTGAAGTAATACGAGTCAAAGAGATACTTGTAGACAACAGGTCGATTGATGCTGCTCCAGAGAGACGGTTCTTGTAGTGTCGGCATTACGCTAATTTCAAGTCAAACGATTTCACAATTTCATCAGTCAAATTGACAACTGATTTAGACGCAAGTAACTCAATGAAGTTGTCGAACTTGTCATCTGACAGAGCGTCCTCCAATAGTCCAGAGTTTGCGCCCTTATGAGTTCTGTAAACCATATTACCCTCCTTTATCTGCTTTCGGATAATTAGAGCAGCAAGCGTTTCATTCGGTATGCTTGATTGCAATGGTTTCTCGTCAATCCATCTGCTGATTGCTCCAATCGTTGCTGTTGATTCTCCTGGACGAACACCCCATATCAACCCCGTAATGTAATCGTTGGCAAGTATCTGGAATCCGTTCTCCGTGTACTTGATCTCAACAGAATCGTGTAACCTTCCAGAGCTGTTTACTGCGCCAAACTTGGTGACCTTCTTGGTCTTGATAGCGTTCTGAATACCTGCCTTTAGCATCTCGGCAAAGTTTCTCAATATGACCTGTTCCGATGGACTCAACATGACACCTGAGTTCTGATGATCATCTGAAGAGAATAACCGCTAACACCTTCAAGGATTTGATATTGAGGCTCTGTTCGTATCTGAGTGAACTCAACATCATTCTCATAATCGGTCTTCAACTGCTCAATGAATAGGTCAACAAGAGAATCCATTTCTGAAATGATTGATTCACGTTCCTCTTGGTCTTGTTCTCCTGAGTCTGCTTTAACGAATGAGAACAGGAGCGTTGATGTTCGCTTGTAATCATCGTTAGGATCTCTGTCCTGCGTGAATGGGTAGAGATGGATTCGAGGATAAGGAAGGTCTTGAGCGTTTGCCGCGTCAGAGTTTCGGCCATGAATGAACGTGCCTGTTGGATTGACAGCGTTTGCCGTGTCTCTGACCATGTTGAGAACCTGTGAGAATGTCATTGATTCAATAGTAAATATTCAGATTTGAATAACTTCCAATACGCACCAGACATAGTTTTTCCATAAACTTTTAGCTCTTCAGAAATCACCATATATGGAGTATCATCGTCCATTGATTCAATCTCCGCAAATAAATATTTCAAATGATTACTCATTGCTTGACTCGGTAGATTCGTTCAACTCTTGCTCCTTTGCCTTTCTTTGAAATGCAGCACTTCTTGAACTTGATTCCAGAACCACAGGCGCAAGTCTCGTTGCGTCCTATTCTTGAAATCACTTTGCGCTCAATCGCTTCCATCAATTCGTAATCTTTGACCGTTGGATCATTCATGGTTGATTGTTCTTGTGGACGAACTCGTTATACTTTCGTAGGCTCTCGGAATATTCG